GCAGGACTAGCAGTATTATCAGCTGCTGAAAATGTAAATCCAGCAGTCAAATCTCCTGATAATTCTATAGCTATACGTCTTGTTGCAGTTACAGCCATATTAATCCTGACTCAAAAATTCTAGTGTGCTCATGCCTTTAGGCACTTTTCCTTTTTCTGTATTTTTGTCACTTGTTCTATGGGAACGTGACGGTTCCTTATCTTCCTTGGACTCTTTTTCTGGAGTGGAGTCAGACTCATCTTCTCTTACACGTTTGCCCATTCCTCTAAGAGCTTCATTACGGGCCTTTTTAATGACTGAAGGCAACAGTGTTCTTGCTTTAGAGAAATAAGCGGATTTAATATTATCGAGAGAATTTTGAGAAAAATTACTTTCAAATGCTTTTTCCCAAAGTCTATCAATCAAAGTTTTGAATCGAGTATCTTTTTCAATAAGGTCTGTTAATGTATCCATTGCATCGCGCGAGGCATTGCGACGCACATAATCACTCATACTAGTTTTTGGGTCAATATTAGCTTCGATAGTTTTCTTTATAGAATTATTTATTCTAGTGTCTAAATCATTATTCGCCGCTTCAAATTTCTGTTTAGTAAATGCTTGTCTTTCTTCCTTAAGTTTATTATTTTCTGACTCCTCTTTATCTGATTCTTCTCGATTCAAATTAGAAGGAGGTTTGAAATCAGAAGTTCCAAAAACAAATTCATATATTTTTTCAGCTGCTTCATTTAATTCGTCATTACCTTTTCTTTTACCTTCAGCAACCATTGCCATTACAGTATGCTTGATAATATTTCCTATAACATGCTGATGCGCTCCGGGGTCAATTTTACCCAAAGTAACAAGGTAATTATCTACAACTTTATTGAATGATTTTGGGCTGGCACTTTTAACTGCTTTAAGAACATTTTCTATATTACCTGAATCTAAATCAGTTTCAAATTTATTAAGAGTATCCTTAGCTTCTAAGGCATCTTTAGCATCAGCAGGAGTAGGAAAAATTTCAGTAAATTGTTGTTCACGATAATAAGCATTTTCAAGATATGGAAAGTCTTTAAATAAGGTAGGATATTTTTTAAGAATATCTCTCCGGCGCGCAGGTGCCATTAATTCTAATTTTTCTTCCGGTGGTTCTTCTAATTCTTCCTCAATTTCCTTTAATTCTTCTTCCCCTTCATCTTTTTCCTCATCTTTATCTTTCTCATCCTCTGCTTTAATCTCATCTTCCTTCGTCTTTTCTTTATCCTTGATTTTATCCTTTTCATCTTTTTTATCATCTTCTTTTAGAGGAATTTTTTCAATTTCTTCATCATCCTTTAAGAACTCAATCATTTCCTCTTTGCCCATCTCACTAGACGGAGTTCCTAAAGTTACATCAGAAGCAGGATAAAATAAATTATTGAATCGTAGAAACATTTTCTTCACCTTGTATGGGTGTTTCCCTATTTAATTGGTTGGGCTTTTCTGATGGCACAACACCTTTACCTTCAGTAGCCATTTGTTCCTGCATCATTTGCATCTGTATTTGCATCAAATGCAATTTTCCATGTAATAATACATTTCGATAACCAGGTTCATTTTCTGATTTAGCTTGTCTACCTTCCTCACTTATAATCCATTTACGACAAATTTCAAAGTGAACTTTATGATTATCATAATCAGGTTCGATTTCTACTGATGGTAATTCTGGCATCGTTCCTTCAATATCTTCTGGATTTGGAAGTGGCTCGGAATTAAGTAATAGTCTAATTTCATCATTCTGTTTGTCTTTATCATCTTCACCAGGAACAAATACATCATTGAGTCCAATAGCATTTCTCATTATTGGAAGATTTTCAGGAGCAGCCATAATATCTAGAATTGCAGGATTAGATGCTTGTAAAAGTTGCATCCAAACATCTTTTTGCTGGCTCCAAGTCATTGGTAAGTTTTCGTTAGCTTCTAATTCTACTTTACCAATCTTACCTTCAAGGTCGGCTTTATGAATAACAATATTTATAAATGAACCATCTTTACTTCTTTGAACATCACGTTCATCATCTTGATTTTTAGTTTCCGCAATATACATTGGAATAGCTTTACCAAAAATAGTTTTCCACCATGCAATTAGCACTTTCCATGTAGATTGAAGTCTCTGTAAAGCCTGCGCGCGTGACATACTATATTCAGATGCGGTTCCTGAACCAGCTTCTATTTGTCCACCAAATAAACTAGGTAATGCACCTGACACAAGTTGTGCGAGGGATTGAATATTCTGAGCAAATGGCATTATTTCTTGTGATAAAGTGGCTGTTTTTACTTCATAAAATGCGTCTGAAACTGCTTTACCCGTTTTTGGTTTAGCTTCATAAATCGCGCCGGGAATAGCAGGAGTTTGTCTATATGCAGGAAAATCTAATACTCCAGGGTCTGCAAATGTTTGAGGAATACCATGTTCAATAGTTTGTAAAATAAGAGAAATTAAGTCATTTGTAATTTCCTGAATACTTACAAGTAACAAACCAAGTGGGTCATGGTGTAGATGGTCAGCCAAAGGATTCCTATCCAAAGTCCAACAATCATCAAGTGCTTCATTTTTTGCATCACCAAAACAATCATTTACTAATCTTACTTTAACACCATTTGGAAACTCTTTTTTAAGTTCTTTTATATCTGCTTCATCTGGTAATACATTAAATGCACAAGGTCGTAACCACCAATTATTCATGGTTACAACATTAGTTGGATATTCACCATTATATTGCGGATTTAATCTACCCCATTGTTCATAGGGGTCATGTGGTCCTGTGCTTTCTCTAATCTTCTTATATATTTCATCCTTTTTATCTTTGCCTTGTAAATGCTGAAAATCCTCCATAGCATTTACGTAATTTGTTTCATAACTATATCTTAAGTAAGGACATTCTTCTTGTGTTCTTGCATAATTTGGAACTTTAACATTTAGTCCACCATAGACTTCCATGCAAATTCTTGATTTTGGTTCATTTGTAGTTCCAACTAATCTTTCGATAATTAGATTTTCCCTAACTACTAATGGAGCTATTTGCTCCAAACAATTAGGACATTCTTCCAATTGAGGTTCATTCTGAACTATATTTTGAAGTTCAACATCTTCAGGACCAGGTTGAAATGAATTTTCACTTTGAGCAAGTTTTTCTTTAATAGCAAGAAGTTCAGGAGTTAACTGTTGGTCATCGATATCATAACCACATTCAGGGCATCTAGTATATTCATGTTCTTCCAACTCATCTTTAGTAGTCTTTACTTCATAAGTTCCATATTTCTTATCAGCTTTAGGATATGAATAACAAGCAATCATTCCTTCTGTACAGAAAACAAAGAGTGCATGAAGCCAAAGTAAGGGAGCATCATTATGCCTAAAAATTAATGCCGCTATTTTATCTCCGGCCTTCGCTGTTGCAAGGTCTAATGTATTATCGGCATCATCTGGATAAGATTTAACGGGAGGAACTGTAACTGATAAAGCTGCAATGATAGATTCCAAATAAGCCCGAAACACATTGACTGGTTTATCATAATATGCTTGGTCGGAATCACTTTCTTCTATAGATGACTCGTCCCATATTCTCCAATCATGCGCGACTTCGGAATACCATACTCTACTAAAAGATTCCCAAAGTAATTTCAGACGTTTCCACTTGAGAATTTGTCGTTCTCTTATAGCAAAATCTTCCTTATTAAATTCATCAATTACTGTTTTCAGTAATTTCTGTATTCTTTCTGATGGTTCTTTCATAATCCCAAAGAACCTTTTACACCACGAAAAAATTCACCATAAGCTACTTTACTAGCTTCATCAAATCCATTTGATTCCAAACCTTTTTGATAATGAAAAGTTACCCCACCCATATTAGCTCTAAGACCAAGTATACGAGCATAAGAAGGGTCAGTATAATATGGACCAAATTTATTTGGTTCCTTTAATACTGCTGGTTTATTAACTTTACTTCTTAAAGTAGAAATGGAATCATCTAAATCACATACCCATTTAGGCCATCTAATAGGGTCATTATTTCTATCACCATGAAATGATATGAAATCTAAATCATATTGATATTCCCAAACTGTATTATCATTTATAAATACATAATTACCACTATCACGGAGATACCATTCACTAGAATGGGGTTTAACACCATTTTGAGGAAGTTGACCATTCTTAAATGGTTCGTTACAAGTTTCCATGAAACAAAAACGAGAAACATTCGCACAGAAATCATCTAGCCATTTTTGTTGGTCATTAACATTTGGAAGCATGTAGGATTTTTGTGAATCCCCACAAGTCCAATCAACATACACATTATATTCAGCACATAAATCTAGGAATGCATTTACCTTAGAGAAATCAACTTGGCTAGGTAATATACCAAAAGGATTACCAGGGTCGCTATATCTAAATACTCTATTAACAACTGGTCCTTTATATCCAATTGAATCCCTAACTAATTTTCTCTCAGTTAGATTTGGTCTTACTAGAGCTTCTGGGCCATTAGGTAAATTGAATCTTTTCCAATCACCAAATTCACTTGAACCTACATAATTAAATTCAGAGTTATCTTCATTTAGAAAGAAGTCCCCTCCACTTAATTTAACCTTAGGTAATGATGACATTAATTCACCTTATGCTTAGCTTTCACTTTATCAGAAGGACCAGTTTTCATACCTTTTTTCTTTGATTTATATTCAGATTTACCTTCACCAGCTTTTCTCTTTTCTGACATCATAATTGCAATTGCCTGTTTTCTATTCTTTACAGGTGGTCCTTTTTTAGAACCAGAATGTAATTGACCATGCTTGAATTTATGCATTACTTCATCATATGGCATATTATTTCCTATTACTTGGTCCAGTATTAATCATCTTTTTAGAAGAACGAAGATATATATCACCAGGAGTAATCATTTCACCAGTTTCAAAACTAGGAACGGCAGTAGGCATTCTTCCCATTCTTGCTCTACGTTGAACTTCAGATTGATATGCTTCAATTTCATCTGGCCTACGATGATATGGTTCATTTCCTGAAAATGCTTCATGTAAAAATTCTCTAGTAGGGCCAAATCCCCTTTGATTCATTTGATTAACATGTGTTTGTTCATGCAATAAAGTATCTGCAACATCTTGTGGATTTTGACCTTCCATAGTTCTGGGATTCAAATAAATAGTTCTGCCAGGAGAAGTATAACCCATTGCGTTTGGTTGCATTATTCTACTAATCATTCCATATGGCTGAACTGGTGCCAAATTAGGATTTTCTTTCCTTGCAATATTAATTCCTTGTTCCATTTCAGGAGTCATAGTTGAAGAACCAAAAATGCGCTGTAGTATTCCCTGTGAAGGAGTTGTTTTAACTACCTTCTGCTTCTCTTGATTTTTCGGCATCTAATAATTCTTTTTCCAAATCTTCTGTCTTAACAATAGGTTTAGGAGCTATTCTCATTAATTTAGCTTTCTCTCTATCTTCAGCTTCAATCATTTGTCTACGAACATTCCAAGGAACAGTTTTTGGCATGATAGGTTTTATTTCTTCAGTTTGAACTGGTCTAACTTCTGATTCAGGCTTTTCTAATAGCCGAGTTAATAATTGGCTCTTTTCATGGTTTGCAATTTCAAGTTGCATTTTTAGAGTTTCACATGATTCACATTTAGAACTACGTTCTTTAAATTCATATTTGAGTTCCAAGTATTCTCTAATCCAATTAAACATAATTAATGCCTATGATGATATCTACTAACTACTTGCATTGGTTTATTTGCTTCCATCGCAGCCATATTTCTATAGTAAGCAGTCCAATCTTTATTTTCATTTAAGACTCTTATAATTTCTTCTTGTTTCTGTATTTTTTCAAATTCGGATTGAGCATCTCTAAAATAATTATCAGCAGTATCTACTGCATATCTCAAATCATCATATGGGTCATCACCTTCAAATTCTGCTACATCTTCTGCTGGTTTTCCATCTTTTGATTTCTTGTCATATGAACATGCCCTAATTGAGTTAATCATTTGAGGGCAACAATTCGGATGCCCTTCATGTTCATCTGCTTCACATAAAAAGATTTGTAATTTTGGAATATTAGTTTCTGGTTCAGGTGGGTCAAATATTGAAAGATATGACTTGTAATCTATTAGACCTTTATTTCTTAATAACCAAGATGCATATTCATCATTGTAGACAGGCATTTCATCTACAGGAATTACAGGTTTCTCTTTCCATCTAAGGTATTCATGGACTAACATTTTACCAGCCACGCGCGCACCTGGAGAATTATTACTCAATTCAATTGGCTGACCTAAAGCGGTTTCAATCTGTTCCTGAATAGTATGTTCTTGTCCCCTATCTTGTCCTGCTGATTTACAAAACTTTACGATTTTAGGATTCTCCCTATTAGTAAAATCCTTAATAACAGGTGCCCAATCTGCAATCTTAGTTTTTAACCAATAAAGTTCTCTATAAAGATAAAGCCTCTTTTGTGGAGATACTGCATAGAAACCAATGTAGGTCATTGCAGTATATCCCCAATCACCTATAATAAAGCGAGGCCACCATGCAGGAATGTCGAAAGGATGACATGTATGAATTGCATTTTCAGGTTCATCTGGATAATGTTTATCCCTAAATTCATCAAATACTTGACCAAGATATGCATCCCAATCACCATCTAATTTAGCTTTCTTTTCAGCTTCAGGTCTACCCGCTAGAGATTGTGCATAAGTTGGGTCTATATGTTCCTTATTATCTTTTAAAGTAGCATGAATATAAATTCTTTTATTTCCACCTCTACCTATAATTACAGTTTTCTCACCATTCTTATAATTTCCTTTATATGGGTCTACAAATCTTTTCTTCGCAAAGGTATGTCCAACACCACCAGGCATTCCAGCAGTTCTGGTTATACTTGGTAATCCAGAATCTTTAGGTGCTCTGTTACGTTCAAAGGCAATGTATAAATAAATATATTCTGTAGAGTTAGTAAGCTCATCAGGAGTATAAAGGGATATTTCCATTGAGTCATACATGTGAACATCTTTTTCTTCTTCACAATGACCCAAGAATATTTGCGCGCCTGAATTACTCATTCCAGAACCGAATTGGTCTAGACGTGGAAACGTCCAAATCATATCAGTTCCATTATATGTTGCGCCAAACTTCGGATAAATCTCTCTAGTTCTTCCCACAATTTCTTTCTTTAAATCAGGTCTAGTTCGACGTTGAAATACTTGTTTGAATTTTGGATTTTCATGCCATCTATGAATTATTCCATAGAGCAAGAGCACATCTGATTTTCCACTACCTGCACCACCACCATACATTGCTTCTTTAATAGTTAGAGGTAAAGACAAAAACAGTTCTTGCTTCCTGTTAGGACGCCAATGATTTTTATCCAAAACTGTTTGTGTAATATTTAAAGTCATTTCTTATTAACAATATTTATAGCATGAATAACAGTTGAAACTCCCTCGTTAACTGCTGCATCAAGATGTTCTTTATCAATTACTTCTTTACCTTTAGCAATGTTAATTGAATCAGCAGCATTACTAGCAATTAATTGAACATGTTTTAGCTTGTCTTTAATAGTTCCTGCTTCCTTAAGTTTCTCAGCTTCTTCAATTCCATCTGTAATTTTATCTGCAATTGGAGCCAATTCAGGTCTAACAGTTGTTAAAATTATAGGAGCTAACATTTTTACCAAAGCAAACCATTTATTTTTTGTCATTTTCTTCCCTTTCATTATCTGATGAACGAGTTTTAGAATTTATATCTCTATATGGTTTAGTTTCAATACCACCCCATACGGAGAGAATAAAACCTGATAATTGAATTAACATTCCACTTACAAACATTGGAGTAAGTGCATCTAACCATCCATGTTGCATTCCACTTAATTGAGCAGCAATACCACTTATAAATAATGCCAATCCAACTGCTAATTTTGAATTTACCATTTTATGATGCACACTCAATTCGATAACTAAGATTTAATAAACTACTGACAAGCCTTATTTCAGGTGAAGTTACATTTGGAATAGCAAATAATTTACTTGAATTAGGTTCAACTAAAAATGAACCATCGCTACCATCGGTAGTAGGGTCAACACCATCTACTCTTACATAAAGAGCTGTTCCACCTTGATTATAAATTCTTACAGTGCTACATGGTAGAGAAAATTGCACTACATCTACAGTGCCACCCAATCCAAGAGTAGCACTTATACTTCTCATAATTGAACGAGTAGCCATATTAAAATGCAGTAACTTCTGCCCATCCAATTAAAACTGTTAAAATACCTGTTCCTGCAGCAGGCCATACTGTTCTATTACGTATGACAATACCTTCATTCTGAACAAGTGTAATAGGATGGTCGCCATCTGCCATTGAAAAATCTAAATCCATACCATCTGTAGTAGGTTGAATTACTTCTTCTGTAGCCGCAGCAGGATTTGTCCTATTACCCTTTCTTAACGATTGAGCAAATGGAAATGCATCGAATGTATGTGTTCCTGCTGTTAATGCAATAGTAGTAGAAATTCTTATGTCCGTTACTAATGATGTTCCCATACTGGTTCGCATCTTAGCATTATTACCAGTAGGTATTAATGGAGTTCCGCCAGAATGCGATGCAGAATATCCACGAACTATAAATGCATCAAATGAAGTATGGTCAGTTAATGTAGCAGCAGTAAATAGAGTTAATGGAAGAAATCTGGTTTTAAGTTTAGTTATAATACAAAGTCTAGTGGCATCTCCCCATCTAAATGCAAATACATGTCCAGCTGTTGCTGTTCCCGCTGCTAATGTCGCTGCTAATATTCCTGTTACAGATTGAATACGATAGTGACCTAATGCTCCATAAGATATAGGACGAGATTCTACATGGGCAGAAGCCTGTGCTTGTGCGCCTACTCCTAATAATGCTGCGGAAACTCCACCTTCAATAACAGCCATATTTTAAGCTACAGTATATTGAAACTTAACATTACCTTTTACTTTGCCCAATATTTGTCTATTATTTCTAAAAGAATTAGCATCTTTTGTTAAGGTTAAGTTTGGTGCTAATCTTCTATCTTCTAATGGAACATCAACAACGTAATTTATGGTCCTCCAATATATAATAGCTTGCCCACTACCAGATTCAGCAAAACACCATATTGGGTCCATTTCAGCTTCATCTGCTCTAGTTCCTTTACCAGTATAAGGGCCGGGTGCTTGTTGAATAATTACTTTACTAGTTGGAGTAATAACTGCATCAATTAATGTAAACTTGCCACGCCAATTAAGAGAACCTAAATCTTTTTCTATTATAGTCCAACTTGCTCCACCACCTCCTGCTGGACCTTGTGGTCCAATAGGCCCGGGTATACTTAATCCATCTTCTCCATCAATACCATCTAATCCTAATAAGTTAATTTGAATATTAGTAGAAGGATTGAATAAGGGCATTAAACTTGGAACTCCGTTATTCTAGCTGCTCCATCATTAGGGTCTGAAGTCCAAATTCCACTAACATCACCTGCATATCGAAATGGAGATTCCCAGTAACCATTCTTTATAATTCTTGCCGTATAATTAACTAGAGAAGCAACCCCTCCACATCTGATATAAAGGTCGGCACTTGAATCATTAACTATAGAAATTCCTCTACGGAAACCAGTTATATCAACATCTATCAATTGAACTGCTGTTGCCTGGTCTGGAACAAAAAATTCGATTGCATTAGTAACTCTAATTTCAGTTTCAGTTACTGATAATGATGATTGATTTGATGCTATAGTAACAGGTAAAGATGCCGACATAACTTTTTGGCCTAATGAAGCTGGCATTCTTTCAAAGGCCCACTTAATTAGTCCCCTTAATTTAGCACTTAAAGTTCCTGTTGTATCAGTAATTACAGCGGCATCAGTAGTAGCGCCTTCCGCTACATCTGCTCCATCTGCTATAGTAGCTGGTCCTCCACCTCCACCGTCTATAGGACGAACTACTAATCCATATTCAGTTCCTACTGGAATAGAATTAATTACCTCAGCTTCACCCGCGACCCCACCGTCAGTAATAACTATACTACTTCCTCCGCCACCAGTATTAACTTGTGTAATACCGTCTTTTTTGAGAGTCATAAACTATGCAGATATTCTAATTCTATCTGACTCACTACCTAAAGTTTCATTCAATTTATCATTGAGTTTAACTCTTAATACTTTAGCTTTATTCAAAGCATCTTGATAACTACTACTCGCAACTTGAACAGCCAGAGTAGCTTTATCAAAAACTTTTTTCTTTTCTACAATATCTACCATTGCCTTGTCTAACATTGTAGAAATTTCCGAAAATGTAATTACTTCTTCTTTTGGAGCTATATCAGGCATATTATTATCCTCTCAAAATTATCCAGCAGCTTTAACCCAAACATCTACAGTTCCACCAACAATTCCAGTGCTAATACGTGCGCGTGTGATAAAAGAAGTACCAGCAATACTTACTTTATGAACTCTTGTTGCAGCTACCCATGCAACAGCTGAACCTTCTGCTGCCCACGTTCCAGTATATCCAGTTAAATGTGCAGATTCTATTTGAACTGCACCAGCAGAAGTTCCTGCTCCAAATACTATATAGAAAGAAAGTTCATCTATTGAACCTAAATCAGATGCATTTAATTCATCTGATACAGCATTCAACGCTGATTTAGCATCTAGTATTTTTCGCCACAATCGCATTCTTGCCATGTAATTCCTCTAATTTATTTCTTACTACGTTGTTCCAATATCTTATGTATATCTGTTACTTGTTCATCTATTCTATCAAGTTTAATACCAAAAACATCAGCACGAACATATCTTGTATCAAGGATTACCATTAAATCTTGTCGCCATACATTAAGTTCGTGCATGGTCTTTCTTAATCCTTGAAGTGTTTTGAAATTATATCCTGCATAGAATACAACTGTAGCAACAGAAATTATACCCAATAACATTGATATAATTAATGCTATTCTTTCTATCATGATACAACAATGGTATGATTTGCACCACTAATAGTATCAGTTAATGTAGTAACACCATTCAAATCAAACTCTTTAGCCGGACCACTTAACAATGAACCCTGATAAACTTGCAAGACTTTCCGGTCCATATCAACTACCATAGATGTTACATTTGCTAATACTAGGGAAGTTGCTTGAACAGCAGGACCAGTTTTTGCAGTAACCGTAACTTGACTAGGCATGATTACTCCTTAACGTGAATCACATCAAATGAACGCTCATCTCTAAATTGTGGAGCATAAAATACAAATTGAGGTTTTTGTTTATCAGATTCATTAGAACCTTTTTCTGGTTCCATATCTTTTATAATAGCAGCCATATCACGAGCCACACCTGATACAGCTTTTACATTTGCACTTGCTAATTTTTCTTCAGTAATATGTTTTAATGCATCAAATAGTCTACCACGAGCTTTCTTTTGTATTCTTTCTCTTGTATTGTCGATATGATTTTTTAGGTCTGGATTAGGTTGGTTATATGTTGTGGTGCTAGTCGCACCATTAGAATAGGCAGAAACTGAGGAATCTGATATATCAAACATGCGCGCAAGTGCTAATGCTTCAGTTCTAGAATCTAATTCATTTGTTTCTCCTATAATCTTTCTTAATGACTCAGGAACTTCTTTATTTCCATTACCTCTACCTTTTTCTGGTAAAGGAATTATTTCAGCTTTAGTAACTTTATTTATTTCTTTCTCGAAATCTTCATCACTTACGATACCCATACTCATAAGATTACCAACCCAGAATTTCTTTTATTCTAAGAAAAGATTTTTCTTGTGAATTGCTATCAGCACCAGATTCACGTAAAGCAGTTCTAATTAATTCTAGTTTATGAGAATTATTTCGTCTGTCTTGATTTCTTTCCTTGAAAAGATTGTCAACTTTAATATCTAATTCGTCTAGTTTTTTATTAGCTGCCCTTACGTTACGCAATGTGGTATCTTGGGGATTTCTTTTTTTCTTTTTATCTACTTTCTTAATTCTAGTTTTCTTTTTCATTTAATACTTCCTTAATTTTTTCTAAGGATTTGATTTGAGAAGCTGAATCCATTCCACCATCTTTCAGTATGACCATAATCTTATCATATGTATTTGGCTTCACGTTCAATCCTTGAAGAATTGACATGTTCTTTTCTCTTGCTTCATTAATTAAATTATCAATTGGCTTAGTTTCTTTTACTTCAAACTTTTCGGCTACTTTGATTGGTTCAGGAATCTTTGTTGGACTATCTAATTTGATTTCTTCCATTAATTTCTTAGCATCATCTGATGGATTCATTTTGCTATCCTATATTACTTATTACACCAAAATTGGACTAGCGTATCATGCTCCAGTCAAGCAAGTCAAGTCTGGAAGTGGTTCACAGTCAATGACTTATCGACCGACTTGACAAAGCCGTTGTCAACGGATATGATATATGTATGAGAATATGTAAGGAGTGTGATGGCTCCATTCCATCTAGTCATCGTAAAGATAGTAAATTTTGTTCTACTAGGTGTCGATTATTAAGTTGGATTAGAAATCATCCGAGAATAAAAAAGAAAAGGAAATAATATATGGAACCATAATATGGGACCCTTTAATTTTTGATTAGAGAGATTCATAAGCAACCGCTGCAATTTTCATGCCAATATGGGACCCAATATATAGGGGTATACCCCCATACTCTACACAACATATAGTATACACTACATACAGTATATAATAATTACACTATACTGTGGATAAACTGTGCGTGTGACAATTATTTGCTGACACTTTTTGTTTATGTGACATAACTTGTCACGGACACAAGGAGACTTTACATGACTTGAACAGACTTTAGATGACTTAGCCAACATTACATGTAGTGGCATGAACCATGTATTACATCATGGTGTTCGATGGTTCGGCACTCAGTAGTGAGTGCTCTACCGATAAAGCCAAACGGGCATTGTGCAGCGTTCTTTATCACGAATAAACGACAAGGCTGATAAGCGCAGCCTACTTAATATCTTAATACGCTGTCGCCCGTCTATATCAAACTTAGGTGGAGTGTATAGACGGAAGAATATGGGATTTAATATACTGCCTAGAAAGGGCAGACTACAATGTTAATTTCACCCTACGCGCGTTTGTCAATCACGAAAAAGACAGTTAATGGTCGTCGATTCAATCGTGAAGTGAAACGATTACAGTTAAGGAATTACAAGCCAGTCATCCGGCTTGTAAAACACTTTCGTTTCCGGAACAATCCTAGACTAGTTACCGAATAACAACTAACTAATCAACTAGGCAGTGTATTAAATCCCATATTCGTAACAAAAGACTCTATCATGTGGATAGGCTTAACCTATACATGCGATAGAGTCTAATAGACTACCTAGTCTATTGTCTTAGGAGAAAAACATGGATTTGAAACACGTTACCTTTATCCTTGCCTGCCGTGAATTTTTTGGACTGAAACCGAATCAGTCACTACAGGAATTTGCACAAGAAATTCGTATGCTTACTCCCGACGACCGCGCGCAGTTCATTGAAATGTTTAAGACAGTCGGTTACGACGCCACGAAAACCACATAATTTACTTGACAATGACTAGGTAGTATGTTAGACTCTATCTCAGGGTCTAGGTCAGTTCACAATTCCGTGACTGACAATTGTAACGAGAAGGGGACACATGATAACAGAGACGTTCAAGGGCACGATTGAGAATGCATATGGCCAGCCACTTGACAAGCCACTTGCATTTTCAGGTAGCTACGAAATGCTACAGAAAGGTGATGAAATTCCTGCAAAGGAACAGCCTGATGCTGATGATATTCGCAATTACGTGAATGCCAAACGTAAGGCGAATGCTCGTCAAAAGAGCATGCAGGAAGTTCTAGACGCGGCAGGAATCGAAAAGCCTACATTGGAAAACAATGTGGACTTACAGGTCAAGACGATGGTCAAGTCTCTTGTTGCTTCCGGTAAGTATAACGAGGAACAGGCGACTACATTCGCCAAGACTGCACTTGGTCTGTAATTAATTACAGAACAAAATACCCGATATGGAAAAACTTTGCAAGGCCATATCGGGTATTTGATTGTGTAATTAAACTTGGTAAGTAGTTCCAAACAAGTGTCATAATCGACACGTAATAGTTTTCGGAACGAAAACCACTAGACTGGTATTCACGTAATACTAACTCCTATATTAACTATACAGGAAGTTAATACGGTCTACTGGTTTAGTTTACATGTAATGTCTGGAAAAGAGGACAGTATAGACTCTTATACCAGTATACTCCCCCCATCCTAGACCGGGTAGGGTAAAAATTACACTGCCGGAAAGGAGTAGTTTCTTTTTTATTTTTTTTTTTTTAATAACTCACAAATTACATGTAATCCATTACACACATTGACCGTGTAACTTTTACACTTGACTTCCTACCAAGGGTATAGTATACTGGTATGTGAGTCGGAACTGTCCTCTTTCGGGGACATACATGTTTTGGTTACTTGTATTGGTCGCTTTAACATAGTAAAGTGTATTCTAAGTGTGGCAATAGATATACAAAGAATACAACAAATTAGTAGAGCGACCAATAGAGGTATCTAGAGCTAGATTCCTGAATTGAGTAAGTAATGAAACCAAGAGAAGGAAAATAACTAGATACTTGAATTGAGTAAAATAGCTGGTGTAACGTAGTTAGCTTGTAACTAACTATACCATTACAAGTGGATTGACTCAGCTATTTTACTCAATTGAGGTATCTAGTCGATATAGCATGACAATCTTATAATGAAAAAACCATTTATGTCAAGCAAGATTAGATACCTCATTTGATTGGATTAAGTAAATGAACAAAACAGCGCCAAAAAAGCATATTCATAAATACATGCGGACTTCACTTAAACATGTATTTGTATGGAGATGCGCGACATGTTATCATTTCATGCCTTCTCACTTATCTGACTTAGTAGAGGGACGGGAATCAATTTGTTGGGGATGCGGCAATATATTCAAATTAGATGAATATAGTATGCGGGATGATTTTCCTACATGTCTCAACTGCCAACGGACGGGAGAAGATAGCTTAATAGACAATAATGGACCTAAACTTTCATTGAAAGGATGAACTA